CAGAGGTCCAGCGGCGGTTGCCGGCCCGGGACATTACCACGCTACGCATCGACCAGAAGCCCATGCGTGGCGGGGTGTACCTGCAAGGCGACAATCGGAAATTCCTGGCGAGCCTGGACTTGGGCAAGTTCAACGTGATTGACCTGGACGCCTACGGGGTCCCGTTCGACCAGCTTGACACGGTGTTTACACGGATCGGCTCCGGCCCGCCTGCGGGCCGCAAGTGGGCCGTCTTCGTTACGTACATCCAGAGCGGGGTCGGGGTCCTGCCTAGGGGTATGCTTGCAAGGCTGGGCTATCCGTCCGAGATGGTCGCCAAGTGCCCCACGATCTTCTGCCGGCACGGCCTTGAGAAGTTCCGGGCCTATCTGTCGTCCTATGGGGTCCGTCAGATCGTCCGTTACAGCGACTCTCCGGGCCGCAAACACTACGTCTATTTTGAGTACCCCGGCCCTGGATAAGCGGGTTTCCAGGCCCGAAACCTCACTGGCGGCTCCCATTACCCGCCGATATGGGTATTGGCCGCCCACGGGGGTCCTACGGGCGTTCTCCGGGTCGTTCCAAAATCGGCGACGAGGTGATTTTTGGCCAAAAAGCCTGAAAGCATTGTCCAGCAGGCACACCGGATGCGCCATCTGTCCTTGTTGCAGAAAGTCCGGTCGGGACGCCCTCTGACCGCACGGGAGATTGCCGAGCTTGAGGTGTACGAGGCCAACGCCGACGCCGGGGATATTCCGGTGCCGCAGCCCAAGCGGCAAGGAAGGCCGCCCACCCTGACCGTGGAAATCGCCGCAGCCCTGGAAGAGGAATGGATCAAGTCGGGAGATGTGGACCTTCTGACGGACCGGGAGATTGCGGCCCGAGTCGGCGTCAGTGACCGGCAGTTGGCGAACTGGCTCGACAGGAACACAAAGGTCACGTGGGCCAATGGCGACCGTGAAGGTTTGCGGGACATTCGCGTACGCGCAAAGGCTGTGACAAAAGCGAATTACCTCACGCGGCTGTTGCGGTTCATCGACCGTGCCGAGCGCATGGGGGACATGAAGACGGCGGGCAAGCTTCTGTTGCATCTTATGGAGAGGCAGTTTCCGAAAGACTTTGGGTCACGCGCAGATCATCTTGGTGCCGGCGAGTCACCGACCGAGTTGGTTCGCGGGATGATTCGCGAGGTCCACGATTGCCACCAACTGATTGAGCCCGAGAATGGCTGATTACCTCACGCCGAGATGGACCCGGTGCAAGCTGGACTCGCGACAGTACGCCTACCTGCATAGTCGGGCGACGATCAACGTGGTTCCGGCGGGTAGACGTTCATTCAAAACCGAGGCGTCGAAGCGCCGGGTAGTGGCCAGGGCCATTGCGTTCAGCAAATACCCGAACGGTCGATTCTTCGCCTGTGCGCCGACGCAGCAGCAAGCCAAGGATATCTTTTGGTCCGACTTGAAGGCGCTGGTGCCGAGGTGGGCGCTGCGGACGGGGCGGCCGGACATCGACATCAGCGAGAGCGAGTTGACGATTCGGCTGTGGCAGGGGGCGATCATCAAGGTGGCGGGCCTGGACAAGCCGGCCCGGATCGAGGGCGGGGATTGGGACGGCGGGGTGATTGACGAGTATGCGGACTGTCGGTCGGATGTGCTCGATGAGCATATCATGCCGATGTTGGTGCGTGGGGGGTGGATCGACATCATCGGCGTGCCCGGCGGCAGGAATCACTACTACCGCCTGACGCAGCAGGTGCTCAATGGCGAGTTGGAGGGGGCCAAGTGTTTCCACTGGAAGGCGTCGGAGGTGCTGCACCTGTATCTTGGCCGGGAGAGAGCGGAGGCGTTCCTGGCCCAGATGCGGAAGAAGATGGACCCGTTGACGTTCGACCAGGAGTTCAACGCGAGCTTCGTGGCGTTCGAGGGCCGGGTGTACTACGGGTTCCTCCAGGAGACGCACGTGCGGGAGCGGTTGGCCTGCGATCCCAAGCTGCCGCTGATCCTGTGCTTTGACTTCAACGTGGCTCCGGGGGTATGCGCCATTTGCCAGGAGCAGCGGTACGCGGGGAGCAACCCGAACGTAGCCAACGAGGTGACGGCGTGCATTGACGAGGTGTGGATATCGAACAACAGCAACACCAAGCGGGTCTGCCAGGAGATTGCGGAGCGGTACGCCGGCCATCCCCAAGAGGTTTGGTGCTACGGCGACGCTACGGGCGGGGCGAGGGGGACGGCCAAGGTGGAGGGCTCGGATTGGGAGTTGATCGAGAAGGCCCTGCGGCCGGTGTTCGGCAGCCGGCTCTACCTGGCCTACGCCAAGACCAACCCGAGGGAGCGGGTGCGGGTGAACGCCATGAACAGCCGCATCCAGGCGGCGGATGGGAAGATCCGGTTCCTGGTGGACCCGGTGAAGTGTCCGCATGTGGTCACCGACTTCGACGGCGTGGTGTGGAACGACAAGACCGGAGAGATCGACAAGACCAGCGACAAGACGCTCACGCACCTGTCGGACGCGATTGGCTACTACGTGGCCCAGGTCCATCCGCTGGCAGAGCCGGGGTTTGTTATCAGCCAGTTCTGAGGCTGGAAGCGAGCTACAACGGATCAAACGGCTCGGGGCTATACCATTCTACCTGCCGGGCGGGGTTCGCGGATTTCGGAGGGCTATGGGGTCTGGAATCCAGGGGGCTGTCAAGGGCCTGTAGGACTGTGGCGGTGTGGAGGTTTTTGTGCTTTGGGCAAAAAACTCTTGCCATGACGGCATTCAGGTGATTGCTTCTCAACAGTGGCATTAAGAGGTTACTTGGAAAGGGCCTGGAAATGGATTTCAGTAAGGTTCTGGCATTCCTCAACGGCAAGAAGACCTACATCGTGGCGGCGGCCATGCTGGCTCTCGGCTGCGCGGAGGGCATGGGGTGGTTTACGGTGCCGGAGTGGGTCTGGCCGATTGCGGCGGGGATGGGCCTGACCACGTTGCGGGCCGGGGTGACCGGGGTGGCGCAGTCGATCAAGGACAACGTGCCGACGACCACGACGACGAAGTAGCCCCATGAAGGCCATCGGGTCGGTCATAGCGACGGCGTTGGTGCTGGCCCTGGCGGTGTGGAGGTGGTATGCCTCACGCAACGAGAAACAACAGCGGGAACAGAAGGAGCGGGATGCGGCGATTCATCAAGCTGCTCATTCTGACGACGATAGCGATGTCAGCGGCATCCTGCGCCCGTAGCTACCTGGACGTGGGGCCGGTGTTTGTGACCAGTGACCCGAACGACATCGACATGCACTATGTCGTGGCCGGCTCGCTTATCATCGACCCGAACAATCCGGCCAATTCCCTGCGGGTGGGCAAGGACGGGCGATTCCTCAGCAACAAGTTCTTCGAGTACCTGCTCCAGAGGGCGGCGAAGTGATTGCGTGGTCGATCCACAAGCGTTTTGTGCATCCACCGGCCAAGGAGCCGGTGCTTCTCGGGTACGGCAGATTGCTGGGTGGAGAACCGGTGTTCCTGCCGGCCGAGGATGCGGCGGATTGGGATAGCGACGACTCCTGGATGGACCTGGACGCCTGGCGTCGATGGGTGGGCGGGACTTTGACGGACCACGTGACTGAACTACTGACAGAGGCGGAATTTGACGGTGGGTCTTCGTCGGCGGCCCGGACGGTCGGTGCCACTGCTTCGCGGCTAACTGCCGGATCAAGGAAGTCTGCATTGGCAGATAAAGTCCAAGAGCCGTCCGGGCACTTTTAGAAGGGAAACCTCATGGCGAATGAAGGATCAACGGTCGAGTCATTGCATCCGGCATACAGTGCCATGCTGCCGACGTGGGAGTTGGTGGACGATCTCATGGGGGGCACGGCGGCGATGAAGGCGGCGGGCGAGAAGTGGCTGCCGCGAGAAGATGGCGAGGCGGTCAAGGTGTATGAGGCGAGACTGTCAAGATCGGTGCTCTACAACGGGTACAAGAAGACGGTGCTGGGGTTGTCGCGGCGTCCGTTTGCTCGCAGTGTTGGCATCGTGGGCAACCTGCCGGAGAAGTTGGCGGAGATGCCGAATGCGGTGGACGATCAGGGGCGGAGCCTCAATTCGTTCGCCAGGGAATTCCTCAAGGTCGCCGTCAATCGGGGACTGTGCCACATTCTGGTGGACTATCCGCCGAACACGGCGGGGAGCCTTGGGGAGGAGCGCGAGCTTGGGCTGCGGCCGAGATTTGTGCTGGTCGATCCGATCTCGCTCATCAACTGGCAGGCGGAAGAAGTGAACGGCGAGACGCGGCTGACGCAGATTCGGATCAGTGAGTCGGTGTATCGGGCCAGTGGCCAGTGGGACGTCAAGGTGACGCGCCGCATTCGGGTGATTGGGCTTGACGCCTTCCAGGTGTACGAGCAGGGAGAGAAGGGGGAGTGGTACGTGGCGCAAGAGGGCGAGATGACGCTGGGGAAGATCGCCCTGGTGACCCTATATATCAATCCAGTGGGGTTTATGGTCGGGTCCCCGGCGATGGACGATCTGGCGTACATGAATCTGGCGCACTACCAGAGCCAGAGCGACCACCGGAACAATCTGCGGTTCGCGCGTTCGGGTGTCATTTTCCTCAAGGGGCTGACGGCAAAGGAGATGGAGCAGGGGATCGTATGGGGGGTGAATCACGCGGTCAGGACGACCAACGCCGACGCGGACATGAAGATCATCGAGCACAGCGGCAGTGCGGTGACGGCCGGAGAGAATGAGCTTCGCCACCTCGAAGAGCAGATGGATGCGGTTGGCATGGGGCCGTTGACCGTACGATCGTGGGGCAACGAAACCGCGATGGGCAAGGCGATCGACGAAGGCAAGGGCCAGTGCGACCTGCAATCGTGGGTGCGGGATGAAGAGGCTGTCCTCGAGAAGGCATTTGGGCTGGCGGCGGAATGGACCGGCGAAACATTGGCGGAAGACTTCAAGGTTGACATCTATGACGACTTCGGATTGCTGCCGCGATCGGCGCAGGACCTGGACAATCTCCAGAAGCTCCGAGACCGGGGCGATCTGTCCAGACGAACGATTCTGGAGGGTGTCAAGCTGCGTGGCCTTCTGCCGGAAAACCACGACATCGACGAGGAATTGGCTCGGATCGAGGAAGAGGGGCCTGACCTGGGCATGATCGGGAGGGAAGAGCCGGAACCGGAGCCGGAAGAAGAGAAGGAGTAATCGGCGACACACGGCGGGAGGCTGAGCATTGGACTACGAAGACGGCGGGTTGCTCGAAGCGTTGGGGATGAAGTTTGGGTGGTGTTGTTGCTGGTACTACG